ACATGGGACCGCTCGAAGATGGTCCCGGTGCGGACGGTGAAGTCCTCTTTGCAGGCGTTGCAGCGGTAGTAGCCGCCAGCCCGGGCCGTGATCCGGTCGCCCTTGTTGCAGACCGGGCAGGCCGGGCCGTTCGGCCAGCGGCGGGCTTCGAGGTACACGCGGGCCGCCTCTTGGTCCGGGAACATCTGGAACAACTGAAAGGTGCTGATCGTGACTTTATCGTCCATGGCCTTGCCTCCTGTCTATGGGTCAAAGTATGACTCAAAACAGCGAGGGAGTCAAGTATATAAATCCCATCTCATTGATGCTCAATTCCGCCTCGATGAAGAACTCCATGCACACCGCGCCGAATATCGCGCCCATCGGAAGCGTCACGGGCAGCATCCTGCATTCCTGCGAATGTTGGTCGATCGCCTGTCAGGTCCGCTTTACGGAAATATCCTCTCGGACGAGCAGGCAAAGAATCTAATTCTCGTGCCAGCAGAGGTGTCGCATGAGTGACGCCCTGGACGAAGTGCTGTCGCGGCACCGTGCGATTTGGCGGGAGCGGATGATGCTCGCTGTCGCGCTCTCCGCATTCGTGGGTATTGCGGTCGGTTATCTCGTGCGCTGGTGGTTCGGATGATTGGAGAATTCGAGCGGGCGCGGATGAACAATCCGCGACACACGGGGGCTGCTGACAAGATCCGCGAGGCGTTGCGCTGGTCGACTCAACCGATGAGCGCGTACCGGATACAACTCGCGACCGGATTGAAATGCGAGCAGGTCAGAAAATCGCTGACGCAACTGATCAACGGCGGCGGTGTGGTCTCGCTCGCTGGGCCGAAGTCTCGCGTGTATGCGCTCTATGCGAGAACTCATGCTGCTCACGAGGAGCCGCGCAGTTCGGGCTCTGGGCAGATCGCCGGTCGCATCACGATCAATCAATATCGCTGGGGGAGCACTCGACTCGGATGAGCGTCATTCCCGAGAAGCGTCTCGATCTCGATTTCGATTTCTCGAACGCGCCCACCGTCTACGATTTCATCGAGGATGATTCGTTCGTCACGGGGATCATGGGGCCGGTGGGCAGCGGCAAGAGTTACGGCTCGGCGGCGAAGCTGATGATCCGGGCGCTGGAGCAGAAGCCGAGTCCGAAGGATAACGTCCGGTACTCGAGGTGGGCGGTGGTGCGGAACACCTACGGCGAATTGAAAACGACGACGTTGAAAACGTGGACGGAGTTGTTTCCCGAGCATCAATGGGGAAGGTTACTGTGGACCCCGCCCATCACGCATCACATCCGCATGCCGAAGCGGGGAAAAATTCCCGGGCTCGATGCCGAGTTCATGTTTCTCGCGCTCGATCAGCCGAAGGACGTGCGGAAGTTGCTCTCGCTCAACATCACCGGCTATTGGGCGAACGAGGCGCGTGAACTCGGCTTCTCCATCATCACGCACTTGAATCGCCGCTGCGGGCGCTATCCCTCGAAGGACCACGGCGGGCCGACCTGGCGCGGGGGCATTCTCGACACCAACGCCACCGACGAGGATCACTGGTGGTATCGCATCGCGGAGAAGGAGCGGCCAGTGGGCCGCTTCAAGTGGAAGTTCTACCGCCAGCCGCCCGCCGCCTTCGAGCTGGCCGGCGAGCCGACCGCGGAGGAAGCCGATTCGTGCATCTTCGCCGCCGGGCGCTGGTGGCGCTTCAACCCGGAGGCGGAAAACCTCGCGCACCTGCCGGAAGGCTACTACGAGCAGCAGATGGCAGGCGTGAAACTGGACGAAATCCGCTGCTACGTCGCCGCGCAGTACGTGTTCGTGGCCGATGGGAAGCCCTTCTGGCCGGAGTTCGACCAGGAGGCGATGGTTGGCGAGCCGCGTTTCGCGAAGGGCGTGCCGCTGCAGGTTGGGCTCGACTTTGGGCTTACGCTGAATCCGGCCGCTGCCTTCGGACAGCGCATGCCCGATGGCCACTGGAACATTCTCCACGAGATCGCGTTGGACGAGATGGGGCTCGAGCGCTTCGGGCAGCGCCTCCTCTCCGACATGCAGCTCCACTTCCCGAACGAGAAGGTGATCGCATGGGGCGACCCCTCCGCAGAATCCCGCGATCCGGTCTACGAACGGGTGTGCGCGGATTACCTGCGCGGGCTGGGGTTGAATCTGCGGCCGTGCGAGACGAACGATGTCGATGCCAGGCGCGATGCCGGTGCCGGGCCGATGCTCAGGCGCAACGGCCTCACGATTCACCGCACCGGCTGCAAGAACATGGTGAAGGCGCTCGCGGGCGGCTACCACTTCAAGCGCGTGCGGGTCGGGGGCAAGGATTTCTTTCGGGATAAGCCGAACAAGAACATGCTCTCGAACATTGGGGATGCCTACGGCTATCTCATGCTCGGGGGCGGCGAGTACCGGAAGTTGACGCGATCGGCGCCGCTCAACGCCGCGTTCGCCGGCGGCTCGTTCGCGGCGAAAACGGACTTCGACGTGTTCGCGGCATAGCGCACATGATTTGCGTAACCGATTACGGGTCTCCGGATTGTGGCTATTGGATTCGTTACAAGAACGGAAAGCCCCGCTACTGGATAGCGTATTCCTATACGCCCCTACGCGAATGCGAGTTTTGCGGATTCATCAGCACACCGAAGAAAGTGCAGTATAGAAACGGTGCGTGCAGTTTCAAGTTGACAGACGGACTTACCCCAACGCTCTGCATGGCTTGCTGGAACCGTTTTCGGGTGCTGGTGAACGCGGAAGAAGAAGTACGGCAGTGCATGAACTTGGCGAGAAAACTGGAAAGGATTGCCCGTGAAAACAGACGCGAAACGAACGTCCGCAGGATTGCGTGAACTGCTGTTCGAGATGATAGATGGAGTGCGTGCCGGGACGGTTGACGAAAAGACAGCGCGAACGATCGCGACCCTGTGTCAGTCCATCCTGAAATCAGTAGAAGTAGAACTTGAATTTCGAGCGCAAGCATTACGCGGAGATTTTGATGGGAAACAGATAGGTGATCTTGAACTGACTTCACTGCCAGCGCCGGAAAAAACTGTAACGACTACGGGTCCGCGCTTCATTGCAGGAAGGGCGGCTAGCGGCGGGCGTTAAAACAACCTAGTTTAAACCAGGTTTGAATGTCACTCACAGCCGATCACCTGAACGCGCAGTTGCCCCGCCCGGCTGACACCTGGGTCGTTCCATTCTCCGACTACCACCTGATCGTCATCGGAGCGCCCAGCGAACTCTCCGAGCAGGCGCTCCACGGCCCCGCCTTCACGCTGATCCACGACGGGAGAATCGCCGCCGTGTGGGGGTTGGTCATTCTCTGGCCGGGAGTCGCAGAGGGCTGGATGATCGCGACCCCTGCGCTGCTGCCGGTCGGGCGCTGGTTCACCTACGCCACCCGGCGCTTCTGTGCTATCGCCGCGCAATCACTGAACTTGCATCGCATCCAGATTCACGTGCAAACTTCAAACGCCGCGTATGGCCGCTGGGCGCGAGCAGCAAGATTCGAGCCCGAAGCCGTGCTGAAAATCTACACCTCGACCCGCGAGGACGTCTACGTGATGGCGAGATTCTTCAAGGAGCGCACATGAAAGCGATCGGGAAAAAGACTGATCCTGTCGGACAGGCGATCTCTAATACCTTCGGCGGCTCCTCGGGGAAACTCGACCCCCTGCACCTCTACGAGACCGGAGAGGAGCAGAACGCGGCGAGGGATGCCGCCACTGCCGCGACCTTCGCCGCCGGGCAAACGAGCGCCATCGTCGGGCTCCAGGAGAGCGAGGCCAATGTCGAGCGCAGGCGGCTGCTCGCACAGCAGCAGGCCCGGAGCCGCGCCGCGCGCCGCGGGGGCTACCGGGCGCTCTTATCGCAGCAGCGCTTGACGCCCGAGACCGGCCTGCAGACCACGCTGGGACCAGCCTAACCCGTGGCGCAGGCTTCGAAAAAAACCGGCAAGCTCTCCCCGAAAGAGATCAACGCCCGCTTCGAGCGGGCGGACAAGAAGTGGCAGGAGGGGCGCACGCTGCTGGACCTCTGCTACACCTACGCCTGCCCGCAGCGAAACCTGTTCGACGGTGCCTACGAGGGCGGCGTGCAGGGCGCGGGCAAGATGAACCTCGTGTTCGATTCGACCGCGATCTCCTCACTTGATCGTTTCGCGAACCGCATCCAAGCCAACGTCTTTCCCCCGCAGGGCGAATGGTGCCGGCAAGAGCCTGGCACCGATATTCCAGAGAATCAGCGCGAGCGCACGGGCAAGGTACTCGAGGCGTATAACAAGCGCATGTTCGCCGTCATGCGCTCCTCCAACCTCGACATAGCGATGGGCGAATTTCTGCATGATCTCGGGATCGGCACCGCACACATGGTAGGGCAGGCGGGAGATGCGGTGAATCCGGTCAACTACACGGCGGTCCCGCCCTATCTCGTGCGCTTCGAGGAGGACGAGTTTGGCAAGCCCTGCAACCACTACCGCAAGATGAAGGTGAAAGCGGAACTCATCTCGACGATGTGGAGGGGCTCAACCCTTGGCGCGGATCTCGAAACCGCCGCGAAGGACAAGCCCTTCGAGGAGGTCGATCTTCTGGAGGCGACGGTGCGCGACCGCGAAACCGGGCGCTATCACTACCACGTGCTCTACAAGGAGCACGAGGTGTTCTACAAGGCGAAGAAGTACACGAATTGGCTGACGGCGCGCTACTCCAAGCTCCCCGGGGAGACGATGGGGCGCGGCCCGGTGATCTCCGCACTGCCCGACATTCGGACGCTCAATAAGGTCAAGGAACTCGTGCTGAAGAACGCCGCGCTCGCCGTCTCGGGAGTCTGGACCGGGCGCGATGACGGCGTGCTGAATCCAAACAACGTCAAGATCACGCCGGGAACGGTGATCGGGGTCGCGGCGAACGCAGGCCCGCAGGGGCCGTCGCTGCAGGCTTTGAAGTCCGGCGCGGATTTCAACGTCGCGCAGTTGATCGTGAACGACCTCGTGATGTCGATCAAGCGCATCCTGCTCGACGAATCGCTGCCTCCGGACACCGCTTCCGCACGCTCCGCAACCGAGATCATCGAGCGCATGAAGGAACTCGCGCAGAATCTCGGGAGCGCGTTCGGGCGGCTGATTGATGAAGTGATGATCCCGCTCGTCGAGATCACGATGTACGTGCTGGACGAGGCCGGGGTGGTGGACTTCCCGCTCAGGATCAACGGGCGCGAGGTGAAGGTGACGCCCGTCGCACCGCTCGCGATGGCGCAACATCTCGATGAGGTCGAGACGATCGTGAACTACACGATGATGATGGGGCAGCTATTCGGCCCCGAGGGCCAGGTGGCGGTGAACGAATCGGTTGCAATCGACTACGTGGGCGACCGGCTGGGCGTGCCGCTATCTATCCGCAGGAACGCGACCGAGCGCGGCGTCAAGGTCGAGGAACTACAGGCGCAGATGGCGAAGGCTGCCGCCGCGATGGGCAAGATGGACGCAGCGACTGGCGGCGGTGCCGGGCAAGAGGCGCTGAAGGCGGCGGCAGGCGCGATGCCGATGGCGGCGTAAATGGGCTGGGACGATCTCGACGAAGTGAAGCTGCCGCCGGCAGATGCCGTTGATCTGACGGACAAGCTGTTCGCGGACGCGCTGATGACGCCCGCTGGCAAGCGCCTGCTCGCGTACTGGAAGCGCACCTATCTCGACAAGCCGGTATGCGAGGTTGGCGCCGGGTCGGACGCCGGTTTCCACCGCGAGGGGCAGAACTACATCGTGCGCGAGGCGCTGAATCGCATCGCCCGCGCAACCACACCGAAAGGAGCCAAATAATGGCCGAGCCCGCAGCAGCAGTAGATCCCGCAGCACCGAATCCCGACGCGAAGGGACTGGTCGACGACGCGAAGCCGGTAGTAGACGCGCCGAAAGACCCCGACAACCAGGGCGGGCTGGGCGAGCACATCGCCAAGGACACGACCGCCGAAGCGCAGGCAGCAGCCGCAGCCAAGCGTGAGCGCCCCGCCTACCTGCCGGAGAAGTTCTGGGACGGCGAGAAGAAAGAGCCGCGCCTATCCGACATGGCGAAGTCATACGCCGAACTCGAAAAGAACTTCAAGCTCGGCAAGCACAAGGCTCCCGCCGACGGCAAGTATTCGATGGATGTTTTCGCCGACAAGATACCGGAGAACGATCCGCTGCGGGTGGCCTACGTCGAATGGGCGCAGAAACACGGACTCTCGCAGGGCGCGTTCGACGAGCTTGCCGCGAAGGTGTCCGAGCTCGGGCAGGCGCAGGAGAAAGCGACGCAGGTGTCCTACAAGGCCGAGCGCGAAGCCCTCGGCCAGAACGCGGACGCGATTATCAACTCTATGACCGACTGGGCGCGCGGGTTTGTGCGCTCCGGCGTGTGGTCGGCAGAGGACTTCGATGAGTTCAAGGTGATGTGCGGCACCGCGGCCGGCATGCGGGCGATGATGCGGCTGCGCGAATCCTACGAGCACCGAATTCCCATCGATCAGACCATGCCCTCCTCCGACCGGCCGACGCGGGAAGAACTCGATTCGATGGTCGGCGACAAACGCTACCTCGAAGATCCCGCGTTCAGGGCGAAAGTCACCGCCGGATTCGAGAAGTTGTACGGCACGCAGTCCATTCCGTAGCAAGTTCAAACGGGGGGATTGCATATAGTGAAATTACGGATTACAGTGCGCGCAGGCTAACCGTCGGCAATCGACGGCCCTGAACAACGCTACAGCGTTCGGGTGGCGCTCGTAAGGCGCAAGTACCGGCCCCGGCCTATTGGCACCGGGTCAACCGTGGCGAGAAGAAGTTCTTTTCTCAACGGATTGAAAGAGGTGCCACATGGCAATTCAACTCTCGACCGCCTACGTCGCGCAGTTCGACGCGGAGGTCAAACAGGCGTACCAGGGCACATCCGTCCTGCGCGGGACAGTTCGCACGCGCACGGGCGTCGTGGGCTCCACTCACCGCTTCACCAAGATCGGCAAGGGTGTCGCGCACTTGCACGTCCCGCAGTCGGACGTGACGCCCATCGGTGCGACCTATAGCACCGTTACGGCGACGCTCTCCGATTGGGATGCGCCGGAATACTCGGACATCTTCATGCAGCAGAAGGTGAATTTCGACGAGCGCCGGGAACTCGTGCAGGTGGTCGGCAACGCCATCGGCCGCAGGTTCGACCAACTCATCATCGACGCGATGACCGCGGCAAGCTCGCCGGAAACCGTCAGCAATGACATCGGCGGAACCGACTCGAACCTAAACGTCGCGAAGCTGATCGAGGCCAAACGCCTGCTCGACAAGAACAACGTCCCTCCCGGCGACCGACACATTCTCGTCCATGCAACGAGCCTAGCCGGGATGCTCGGCGAGACGCAGGTAACCTCCGCCGATTACAACTCGGTAAAGGCGCTGGTGCAGGGGGAATTGAACACCTTCCTCGGCTTCCAGTTCCACACCATCGGCGATCGCGATGAGGGCGGCCTTACGCTTGCGACCAACGACCGCACCGTGTTCGCGTGGCATCGCTCGGCCGTGGGTCTCGCGGAAGGCATCGCGCCGCGCACGGCTATCGACTACATCCCGCAGAAAGTCTCGTTCCTCGTGAACGCGGTTTTCTCGGCAGGGGCCGTGACGATCGACGACGAGGGTCTCGTCAACATCACTTGCGACGAAGCGTAACCCACACCGCCACCTAACAGGAGATTCAACATGGCATTCAGCGTTAACGGACTGCAAAGGATCGGCGGTAGCACGCACGGCACCAGCACCACAGGGGCGCCGACCCTGTGGACATACCGTACCAGCGACTCGCACCAGACGGTCGACACCGCCGGCTACTTCGACAACGGCGCAACCACGAATACCGGAGCGCGCAA